TTCTTAAAACAATCCCTGGCTATTATTCTTTTTCTGTCCGTTTAACAGTTCCTTCTTTCTCTCACCTTCGGCCGCAGCCCTCTCTACCGGCGAAAGATCTTCATCATCCCGCAGCGCCTCATCCGCCAGGGCCGCGGCGTCTGCGCGTTCATGTTCCAACTGATTGAGATTGCGCTCCAGGCTTTTAATATCATCTTCAATTTTTTCAATGTCATCCAAAGCCTCTTGCCTGTCCCATACATCAACGTCTTCCGGCAACGCTTCGATTCTCTTGCGGATAGCATCAATGCGGTCGGTGGTATCGGGAGTTTTTTGCCTGTTTTGCTGCATGTGTAACCTGAAAAGCCATAATGGACATTGCGATTCTACACACGCGCACTTAACCTGAGAACAAATCGCATTTAGTATGACCATTTGACTTGTGCAAAAATTAGTTATGTCTTGAGGACTTATTGAATATTGAATTAAATCTATTTCTCTCATTTGTTCACGCAACCCCCTGACTAAATAAAGCCTCTGCCGGGCTGCCTGCCTTTGGCGGCTCATTGAGCTTGTTGTAATTTTGCGCCAACATCGCCTGCGCCTGCTGCCTCATCGCCATCTGGTTTTGGGCTTCCTGAGCTTGCGCCCTTTGCGCTTGGATGGCCTTCACGTCTTCGTCTTCCCGTATAGCCGTTTCAGGCATACTTGATGCACGGGCTTCGTTCTGAAGAAGAATGTCGAAGTCAAAGCGATCGAGGGCGTCAAGAGCCGGCGGATACGCCTGCCCCAACTGGGCAACCGCCTGAGCTGTCGGCAGCCACGCCTGAGCCCCCTGGTAACGGAGGGCCGCCTGCTGTATTTGGGAAAGAACACTTGAGAAGGTAAACTTCATCCTGCTTCCGCCGGCTCTTACCAGCGCCTGCGGCATATCCTTAAATCTGCTTTGTTTGAGCATGATGTCAAAAGACCTCTTCACCACAACCTGCAAAGCGCTTTTTAAGTTGGTTATCATATTCGTCATGACCGCGGCCTTTTCCCCCTGAAGCGCCTGTACCGCGGTAGCGGTCATTTGATGGATATTTTGCTGTTGCAGCATTAAAAAGAAGTCAACGTAAAACCAGTCCTTTATGTTTGCGGCTTGCTGCTGTGTGATCTCTAATGTAATAGGGTAGTTCCCGCCCATATTGAGCGCCGTCGGCACGCCGTCATTTTGGTTTTTGTCGTAGTAAATAATTGCGCCCGGGCGTATATAACCGTCACTTCCAAAAATATGATTTGCGCTGCGCATACTTTCAGGTATGGCAATCGGTTCTTTTGCGGACATCTGCGCGACAGTAAGCCTTGTGTCTTCCGTTTTATGAAGGAGCTTCACATCGTTAATCGCCTTGATTGCCGGGCTTATTGGGTATTTCATCCCGCCGATGCGGTCCCAGACAAATATAGCGTAGGGAAAACTATCGTAACCTGATTCCTCAATGATATGATCGTTCGCCATATCAACAAAAAAACTCGCGAATGGCATTTCGGTATTACGTTCGGAAACTCCTTTTTTATTTTTTCTCCGGAATACCGCGTGGAGTATTTCTATCTCCTTAATATTCCTTCCGGTACCGTCCTTGATATCCCATTGCTCTTTTATGCTCTGGCTCATCTTCTCAATACCAAAACGGCTTACCGCGTTTTCGACAGACATAAAAAAACGGCGGAATACTGTTTCGTATTCGTTGTATTCATTTGTGTCAAGGAAAACTTCCGGCGCGTCAATTTGCCGGAACCTCACCTGTGCGTTTACAATATCCTCTTCGATAAAGAGAATTCCGAAACCGAATGTCGTTGCCTGCTCTATTACGATTTTCATCTCAGGATAAAAATTAAGATTATCAAATTCCTCGTACTCAGAAAGTTCAACACCCTCAAGCCAGTCCTTTACCCCGTAGGCTTTCATAACATCCTGATCCGAAAGCCCCAGCTTCATCCACACAATATTTGGATTGACCGCGTAACCGCAGAGCCCGGCGACAAGCGTCTCCTGATAGTTTGCGGGCCGGTTTGTGAGCCGCTTCGGAATATTGTAGCCCTTGGTAGAGCTTCCTTCCGTTACATCGAAAGACAACACCGTACTTGTAACAAGCTCCTGCGCTTCCTTCCACGTCCCCTCAAAAGCGCTCCGTTCTTTTTTGAGCCTGGCCAGCTCCTCTCCGAGTTTTTTCGCCTTCTCTTTGTTCGATAATTCTTTATCGAGTATCATGTAACCCTCCCTCCTTCTTTGCTAAATACCATTCGTAATAAGCTGATTGAAACCCGATCAATTGATACCCTTGATATTTTCTCTCTGCCATTGTCCTGCTCACCCTGATACCTTCGTGCGGCTTTTCAACCATGGTCTTTCCGTCCCACGCAACATACATTCCGTTTTTCCGTAGGCAATAAAGTTTTGTCGCCTTTGTCTTGTTGCTTCCCATATTACCAACCCTCCAGCGAACTATATTCCTTGTACCTTGCGCTCCCCGCGATCTGATGTCTGCCCAGGTATCTTTGCGGGTGGTTTGCGTAACTGCTCATAAGACCGTACCGTATCGCGTCGTACAGGTGATCTTCCATCTTGCTGTCCGCGTCGTCCGGATCGTTTGGATCAGGAAGCAGCGCCGGCAGCGTCCGTATCGTGTGATAACAGGTATTAAACACCTGGAACATCGGCTGCCCGTTTTCATCGTTATCTTTCAGGTAGTCGTGAAGTTGTTGCAGGCCTGGTTTTCTGTCATTGTTCGCCTTGATACACCTGAACCCCTCATCCTGGAACGCCGATATCGGCGCGGGATAACCGTCCTGCGTATTCCAGTTTGCCGGGTCGGCTATTATATCGGTCACCCCTTCGTTTACCGCGTCTGACCATGCCTTTTTTGCAACTTCTTTACTGGTTTCTTTCGTCCCCTTGTTCACTTCCCCCCGAAGGCATCCGTATATCTCTCCGTACTGAATTACCTTGCCGTCATAATTTACAGCCAGCTTTGTGATCGCGTAGGGCCGCGAATAATTCCAGTCCAAACAATAAAACCTTCTCCATCCGTCCTGGCTCATTGCAAACGGCCTTATTACATGCTTCTCTCTTCTCCATTCGTCAAATACCTGCCCTCCGAATACATCCCAGTCCCCGTCACGCAACGCCCTCCTTAAGTGATCCGGGAGACTGTCGAGGTAAGTTTTGTATTTCGGATTTTTCTCAAGCAGTTTCGGATTATCTTCAAGGCGCGACGGGATGAAACACCTGCTTATGTGTTCCCATTTTTCAGTTTCCCTGTCGTAGGCAACGGGGATATTGTATTTAACGTCAGGCTTAAAGCCGTCAATAAAAAGATTTTTGATCCAGGAGTGTCCCGGACCTCCCGGGTTCCCTGCGCCAATCATCTGGCACGGTACGCCGGCAGGGCTGCGGCAGCGTGATGTCATATAGACCCAGCAATAATCAGTCCGCCAGTGCCCCAGCTCGTCAAACGCTATCAGCGAGTATTGGTGTCCCTGATACCTCTCAACATCATTATCCCGCTCAAGGTTCGCAAGCCTTACCTCCGCGCCGTTAGGGAACCTGAATACATGTTTTGATTCGTTATACTTGGCTCCCATTGGAATAAAAAGCTGCCGCCCTCTTGTTATAACCTCTTCTAACTGCGGGTATGTTTTCCGGAAGATGATCCCCCTCCAGGCTTTACCCCAGTTAAGTACACCGCGAATATTACACGCCAGTATCCAGTCAGTTTTTCCGCCTCCGGCCGCTCCGCCGTAGAAAATCTGATCTGCATCGCAGCGTAACGCGTAAGCTTGTCTTTTCTGAGGTTCCCAGAGAACGTTCATTCTTTACCTTCAGACCTTAACACTCGGATCTGCGGCTGCTACATTTTTTGCTTTTTTCGCCTTTACAACCTTCGCCCTCACCGGTTTATCAGCGGCGGCTTTCTCTTTCGCCAGAGGCTTTGCCTCTTTCCCTTTAACCGGCTTTTCTTTTTTCTGTTTTTTCACGGCCTCTGGCTTCGGCAACAAGGGACGCAGCTCTTCCTTATACATCTCTTTAAGCTCATCCATTGAGACGCCTGCCCACTCGGCAATGTCATTCTTTTTTTCCTTCGCTATTACCCAAACGTAAGGAAGCTGCCCCTTCCTGATCTGGCACGCGTGCAATAAAGCAAACAGCTTGGGCCATGAAAGTTTTCTCAGCGACTTTACATCACATGAACCGGCGAATAGTTCAATGATTTTCTTGTTCCATCTTTTTTCGTCGTTAAGCCATTCCGTAAGAAATAAATCTATATCCTTATCTTTATCCGGCTGCTTTGCCCTTTCTTCAAGCATTCTGTTAAATACTTTTTCCCGTATCTTAGAACATATGTCGCCTGCTTTTTGGCTAATCTCCCACGATTTATCACACTTTACTTTCAAGGCTGCTACTGTTTGCTCTGCTTCCTCTTTGGGTAAATCAAGAAGCTTCACCATTGGACCAAAGTAAGTATCTTTTTCTTTTTTTTCTTCCTCTGCTTCCTTCCAATACCGGGCGGTAACATCCAGCCGCTCTCCGGGTTCAAGGATCAATTCAAAACACGGAAGGAAGTCCTTGTCGTTTTTATCGGCGCTTACCGTGCATCCGTATTGAAACTGTTTTACCGCGTACTCTACGCCGTCTTGCAGGCTCACTGATTTACCAAATATCTTTCTGATACTGTTGTTATCAATCAAAAGAATGTTCGCTTCTTTGTGTTCCGGATGCTCCTCTTTGATTTTTTTTATTCTTGCCTGGAGCAGCTCCTTCCACCTTTCCATATAGCATTCGTGGGCAAGGCAGACATCGTTTTCACCATGCAATTCAGGAAACAGCTCTTTGTCAGAAAAATACGTTCGCGTTTTACACGTTGAGCATTTTTTCCCGGCAACGCACTTATACAGTTTGTCGTGATGAACATTTGATATATAGCTCTGAACATCCCAGTCCTCGGCCTCATCTTCATCCTTGTATTCCTGAATAAAATTTACCTGCTGCCCCTCATCAAGGCTTTTGAGCATCGCCGCGGAATGCAGGGATATTTTTCCCTCTCGGAACATTTCTTTTATGCCGTCATTAAGATCCAGCAGCTGTATCCGCTGCCAGATAGCCGCCTTGGTTCGGTCATAACGTTTTGCCATATTCTCTAAAGTTTCCCCGTTTTCCAAAAGCTTTTTGAAGAACGCGGCTTCATCCAGAGGGTGCATAGCAAGTCTGTTGATGTTCTCGCTCCCCGTAATGGCCTCTGAAAGCTTCTCTTCTTCAAGCTCAAGAATATTAGACCGGATGTTCTGCCAACCAAGAACCTTTGCCGCTAAAACCCGGCGCCTTCCCGCTACAATTTCGTAAAGCTGGCTTTCCCCGTTCCTCTTTAATGTGATCGCGTTGATAAGCCCGTTCAGCTTCATGTCTTCCGCAAGGATACGGATATCTCCTTCCCCTCCGTAATGCCGGTTCGTGCATCCGGTAATTTTTTCCATCGAAACTTCCACTTCTGTAACCATAACTGTCCCCCTGCTAAAATATTATTTGCCTTTTACAAGGCATAATTCCCACCTATGCCCCCAGTCCCGCGGCCTGTACCTGCTCTTTACTCGGCTCAAGAGTTTCTTCAGGAAAAGCCGCGTCCCTTTCCACAATCTTCACTACCGGTATCTCCCCGCTGCCGGCGGAAACAACGCTTTCATTCTTGTCGCCCCATCCGTACTTCGCGGCCATGTAGCGGATCATCATACTTGGTACGCACGGAATTGAGCCCAGCATCGCGTCGCGGAAAGTCCGTTCAAAATACGCCATACGCAGCTCGTTTGCTGTTTCCCTGGCCTGTTTAAATTTTGGATGCGCCTCAGTCCAGGCCTGAATAAGAGACTGCGCAATGTTTACCTCCGCGGCAAATTCAGCCTCGCTTTTTCCTTCCGCTGCGGAGCCGACCAATAATTCGCAATAAGAGCTGTTCCATTTCACCGCTTTGCGGCCGGCGTTCTTGGGGTTTATTATTTTTCGAATCTCTATGGGCAGCTCTTCCGCGTACACGTCCAGGTCAAGGCCGTACTTCTCCGCAATCTCCGCCGCATGGCGGGCTAAATCCTTTTTTCTCTCGTCCTCTCTTCGCCGCATCGTGAGGCTGCAGCTAAGGCAGTAATGCCCGTCACCCCAATAGCCAACCTCTTTATATTCAGCTCCGCAGTCTTCGCAGGTTCTTGGGTACAATAACCGCTGCATCATTTCCGCATCCTCGCTTTGGACAAGCCCGTATCCTTCTCAAAAGCAAAATCCAGAATCGGCTTGAGCTTAGAAAAGTCCTCGCTTTTATTTGCCTTGTTTACCGCGTGTAATATCGCCGCCGTTACTGCCGGCATTCCGGCATACTTATCCCGTACGATTTCCAGTAAATCGTCCAAACTGTTTTCATAAAGCAAACTTTTGACAAAATCCTGCGTCTGTTTCTTGGTAACCGTCTTTCCAGCCCCTTTTTCCAGACATTTGTACATATCCATCCCTAACCTCCTCCCTCTGAAAGCTTCTTTATTCGTTTCATGATGTCCTCAAGGCGATTTTTCAAGCTCGCAATCGTTTTTTCGATCCGTCCCTTCTCCCTTAATAGGGACTCGGTATCGTCTTCATTCTCTCTTGTCTTCGGAATGAGCCCCGCCTGCTTCACCTGATCAACGCTCCGCCTGTCAGCGGCCGCTTTCAGCATTGATTCCCGCTGCTCCTCGTTCCTCGCGCCGGCTATTACCTCCTGCGTCTCATAACCTGTTCCCTCCGGAACACTTAAAGCCGTTATTTTCTTAAGTTTTTTTTCTGTGCGTGCGGAAAGAATTACCTTGCGTTTTACAATGTCCTCGTATCTCAAACCCGTCTCAAGGCAGGCGCTATGAAGGCTGTTGAGTACAGAACCCAGCTTCCGCTGTAATGCGGCAATCTCGGCGCTTATACCCGCGGCTTCTTCCATCAGAGCCTTTACACCCGGATCTATGTCGCAGCGGTAAAGCCCCAGCTCCTCCGCCTTATCCGCTAAACCGTCAAGAATTGAGTAGAACAGCTTTGTATGGCTCCGGCTGCCGGTCTGATGATGCTCAGTGAACTGTAGATGATGGCTCATCTCGTGCATCGCCGTGTAAAACATCAAATTTATTCCGGCTTCGCTCTCCTCGAAGTTGAGATTGTTAATAAGAATTTCTTTTACATTGACCTTGTAAAGCCCGTTTATCCTTACGCTTTTCTTTCCCGAGAAAACAATAGAAAATTCTTCTGTACAGTTGTGCAGTTTCAAGAGATTTTCTTTTATTTGCTCAGGGGTCATTTTCACTCCGGCCTCGCTAAACAAATTCTTTAGGCGGCAACTCGTACTCAGCGCCGGACCTTTTCCATAAATGCAAAACATACGGGTGGCAGTTTACATAATCTTTTTTTGGCGGGTGGAACTGAACGACGCACTCGTTTTCGTCCCAAAATAAATTTTTAACAATGCACATTTCTTCCCATGTCGGGCATCTATGTTTCATTCCAACGCTAACGTGTTCCCAACCTCCGCTCCATGAAGCAATGATGGTAACTTGCCCTTCTCTATAGGGTTTTACAAGAAATGCCATAAAACCATCTTCACCTTCAGCCTTGATAACAAAGCGGGGGTTAGATTTAACTTCAGATATGCTTTTCACTCCGGCCTCCAGCCATCGGGTGGTTTTCCCCAAGGTGTGCAGGAGCAGACGATAGCAAAGTCTATGTATCGTTTATCTTGTTGTTGTTGATTTTTTGCTATCTTAAAATTGTTTAATGTCCAAGGATCACTTGGAACAAAACGATAATACACCGCGCCATCATCTGGGTACTCCTGCCCGTATTCCTCACAGTATTGCGCCGGGGTGGGGTATTTGCGGTGACAACAGCCACAATTTCCCCGCTTATTTGTACACTCTGACGATGGAGTACCGACCTGGCAATATCCATTGGGTTTATAGCGATTTCCGCTGCAATAAAAATCCCTATCAATTTCAACTAACATTTCCGTCTCTCCTTTCAAAAAAATCAAAAGCCTTCATCGCAAACACCTGAAGCTCTTTATCGTATTGTTGAAATATTAAAAACACTTCATCCCGGGTGTACCCGCAAGCCTTAAAGCTTGCTACCGCGCTCCCCAGGTTCGCGTGTTTCCAGCCGTCGCTTTTATCCCCGGCCAAAAATCTCAGCGCCGCATCGCACCGGGGAACCTTCTTCCCCTGTTCCCGGTATCGGTAGGCGTCCCTCTGCGCCCGCCTCCTCATCCGCTCCCTCTCCGCCGCTTCCTTCGCTTTCATCCGCCTGTATGTATTCCGCCAGCCGCTATCCGCTTTTACAACTTCAAAATAAAGCAGCTTTTGTTCTACGGGATTCCCGCCCGTAGCTTCATCTTTCCTGACGGCAAACGGCGATCTTGTAGTTCTGGACGGATGCCCGCAGCGGTTATCAACTATTTCCATGAAGGTATGGTCTATCTTCATTGGCAGCGACATAATCCGGAAGCGGCCGTCATGAAAATATTTATACGCCATATAGCGCCATACCCATTTGTACATTTCTTCATCTTCCGAAGCTTCAGGCTCGTCCGCCTCCTCAATTACGCAGTGAAGGCTCTTGTTGCCTGAATAAACAACCCGCTGTATCACATGCGCTTTTAATAGAGGCTCAAGCAATATCTTCTGATCCTCCAGCGACATGCCGTCAATTTCATAAAGAAACCTCTTGCGGCCGAGTACGTTTTTATCAAATACGTTCTTTGGCGCCACCCATTTTTTTAAACGTTCATTGTAATAAGGCTCAGGAAGCTGTATTTCATCGTTAATGGGATTAATCGTTTCAAACGGCATATCCTTGTAATTACGATTCGCGCTTAGGAATTTGCTTGGCGCGTAGGTTATAAGGTTATCCGCGGCCCACGCCTTGTAACGCAAAGTCATGCGCCGCTCATTTTGAGCGGTTTCTTCTTTGTCAGGCATTCCTATAGTGCTGGCTCCCTGGGCCCAGTCGTAGCTGCTTTCGGCGAGTGCTTCATCAACAATCTGTCT